TTTCGTGAAGATGCTGCTGTAGTAATTGATAAAAGTGGCAGCATCGATCTTAAACTTTAGCTCAAATTCTCCGGTCAAAATCTCTACTGGATTAGGATTGTCTTCTAAGTACAATTCGATAGCCTCTTTCATATTATCCTCAATCTCTTTCATGTCGTTACCAACAGTAATGACCGGAGCACCTTCGATGTACGCACTTAGATTCTTTCCCGCATGTTCTACAATAACTTCTACTGTTTTCATATTACCTCCTTTTTTAATTAAGAGAACAAGGGGGCTACTTTAGCCCCGCTTGTCTCAAAATGCTGTAATAAGTGCCTTTCTCAACGCCTTTGCTGTTATGATTCGGTACAATAACCACTTTGCCGTCTTTCTCAAACTTCATGTGACTACCTTTCTGACTCTTTAGAACAAAACCGTTTTCTTGCAACATAGTTACAACGTCTTTAACTGATTTGTAACTCATAACGCTTTGGACTTAATTACAATACAAATATAGTAATAATATGAATACTATCAAATTATTTATTCATTATTTTACTATAAATTAAAAATAGTGGCAACTGCGAAGAATTACCGCTAAATGTTCTATTTTTCATATATTCAAATTATAACCCTCGCAATTTTTCTGACTAAGGAGCATTTTTTTGTTCCATTTTTCTTACACCTTCATTCTTTGCCGTCTGTTCCTCTTCGATTTCCTTCAGCTCTTCATCAATGCGATCCGCGTTCCCAGCAAACATAATGCCCTCACGCCTTGACCATACACCACCACTGACAGCGGAGACGGCAGTAGTCACCTTATCGTTCAAGTCATCAATCATAAACGGAGCCAAGTCTGTCTCAATATCAATAGTCTGTGATGCCTTGTTGAACTCAGTGGGATTAATCGCCCCTAAAGCAGAAACAAGGAAATTAACCCTTCGTTGTAAAAACTCTCCTATAACCTCCGCATGATTACTTACGCTCATATGGGCACCCATGAACATAAAACGGAAAGCTGTACCGGAAGCCTTACCTACACCTTTCAATGTTTCAAAGGATATTCTCGGAGTATTCGACATATCGTAAGCCATGTTAGTAAGCGTTTCAGCTTCAAATTTAACCGTATCAGGGACCTGATTCCACGTCAGATATTGGGCATCTGCACCTTCCCCTGTGAGTTTAACCATCCTATCCTTAATCTTACCCATGAAGCCTTCTACATCGCCAATCAGTTTCAGCAAAGGGAAAAAGTGATAGTCGATACAATCAGCGTAGTTAGATAACAGCTTCTCCAACCGGACCCGGAAGGTCTTTATCTTCTTGCAATAAGGTTCAGGACGATAAGCGTAGAGAACCGGTAACTTAGGGAAGCCATGAGCGAATGAAGTTCTTTCCTCATACCCCTTAGCCAAATCCCACTGATAGACCATCTTATCGGTGATAGTCATAAAGCAAGTTATCTCCGAATCATCCATGAGCTTCTTCTTGTACTCACGTGAGAAAGCAATCATCTTACCTTCATCATTGAAGAACGGATAAAGCTTATCCCCATGGAACGGAGACCATAATACGCTTTTCAGCTTCTTGGTAGGTTTTACCTTGCCTCCGAATGTAGTCTTAACTTTCTTCCAGAACTTCGCCCAGAACGAATCATCATCGGTTACGTACCAATATTCCGCTACTTCCTGCTCGGATAACCAGGCACGAACTATCTTCTTATTCTGGTATTTGATTTTATTGGACTTGAATACAGCTTTGACCGCATCCAACAGTTTCTTTTCGTCATCGTCGGTCGGAGTACAATCCATAGACGGTTCTGTGCCGACCGTAAAAGCTGTTTGAATGTTCACTATATCTTGCTCCAAAGGAATGGAGATACGGTTCACTGGTTCGGTCTTGTATTTCGCTTCGATTTCGTAGGTCTTGCCTGTCTTTTCATCGAAGACCTTTTCCGCTTCTTTTTCAAGAACCTTTCTGTCCGGGTACTTTTCTTTATCCACCATGATTTCATGGCGTTCTGGATTCCAATCGTCCCACAATTTACAACGGTCGGGAAGTTCGGTCTTTCTACCTTTCTTCAGGTAACTTATTTTCTGCCCAATGTCTAATAGGGCTAATATTTCTTCTAAACTCAATGGCATAGCTTATATTTTTAGTGTGTGAATATTCCAGTTAAATCTTTCGGCTTCAAAATGCGTCCAAGCAAACAACCCAATACATAATATCTAATGGCATCCATCAAATGATTATATTCATCTACTGGCTCATTGATGTAGTTTCCATCCTTATCTTTGTCCCAAACATATTTCCGAAGTTCAGTAATAAGATTGTAAGAGCGTTCTGTTACAAAGAACTCCATGTCTTTAATCTTATCAATACCCGCTTTGATTGAGCCGGGAAACTTATCTACCGGATAGATATTCACGCCTCTGTTCTTTATCTCTTGAATCAATCGAGGGTCTTGCGAATCGGCAAAAACTTTCATAGAGAAAGGTTTTAATCTGTTGGCAATAGCCGACGAAAGCATATCCGTTTCATAGAAAAGTTCATCAACATACAAACGGTTATCAATGATGCCACATCTTACAGCAGCGGAAGGATCATTAGTAAATCCAAAGTCCTGCCCTATTCCTACCTTTTTGCATTCCCGTGGGAACTCCTTCACAATACCCCACTTCTTGAATACCGCACCTTCCGCCACGTCAGCCCACTGACCGATAACCACATGAGCATATTTTTCAGGGTTGTTTACCTTCATATCCCCCACTTCTTTCAAGAACTCAGGTGAAAGATTCTCCAAGTTATCAAAATACGTAGTATGGATATGAAGTACATTCGGATGAGTGGAAATCTGTACCTGTACACCGTCAATCTCCACAAGCTTGTGAGTTTTCTCAATATACTTCTGGTAGATGAAGTGATTGGAATCGCACGGATTCATTATAATGATAATCCGGTTCTGAATCCCTTTCTTACGGATAGAGAGCATTATCTTGTCGAATTCTTCTTCATTTGTCCACTCTTCCGCTTCATCGCAGACGAAAGTAGTGATACCCTGGATGGATTTTAGTTTCGCTGTTTGGTTTCCTGATGA